GCCTCGACCGCTAACCCAAAGGCAACCGGCCAGCCTTCAATGGCCGAGATGGAGATCCAATGAGCATCGAAACTGAAGAAGCAGTCATCGAAGAGGCACCAGCACCAGAACTGGAAGCCGAGCAACCCGAGCAGGAAGCCGCAGCGCCTGCGCCGGAGGAGCCGGAAGAGGTCATCGTTACAATTGGCGATGAGCAGCCGGCCGAGGAAGAGGAGCAGCCCAGCAAGAACTGGGTGAACGAACTGCGCAAGAAGAACCGCGAGGATCAGAAGCGCATCCGCGAACTGGAGGCCAAGCTCCAGCAGACGCAGCCGCAGCAGGCCGTGCCGCGTTTGGGGCCGAAGCCAACCCTGGAGGGTATGGACTATGACTCCGCGAAGTACGAAGCTGCGCTGGAGCAGTGGTATGGCCAGAAGCGCCAGGTCGACGAGTTCCAGACCAAGGTCAAGCAGGCCGAGCAGCAGCAAATGCAGGCATGGCAAGCCAAGCTGGAGGCATACGGCACCGCCAAACAGTCACTGAAGGTCCGCGACTACGACGACGCGGAATCCACGGTGCAGGAAGCGCTGAACACCGTCCAGCAGGGCGTGCTGCTGCAAGGCGCGGACAACCCGGCAATGGTGGTCTATGCGCTGGGCAAGAACCCCAAGAAGGCCAAGGAACTCGCGTCCATCACCGATCCCGTGAAATTCGCATTCGCTGTGGCGAAACTGGAGGCACAGTTGAAAGTCGCACCCCGCAAAACCCCGCCACCGCCCGAAGGCGCAATCCGCAGCACTGCACCGATCAGCGGCACTGTGGATAGCAACCTCGACCGCCTGCGTTCTGAAGCCGAGCGCACGGGAGACTATTCAAAGGTCTACCGCTACAAGCAGCAACTCAAAGCAAAGGGCCGCTGACCTATTGCGCCTGGCGCAGGATGTGATACATTCGCGCCAAGTGCAGGTCTCGCCAGCCAGAAATCGGCAGAGCACACCCCATGAGCGTCCGCCGGCTCTGACTGGTGAGTAATCAGGCGCGGCCCTAGCCGCAATCGTTCACTCATTCATTCTCAGGAGCCAATCATGGCCAATTCGTTTTCCAAGGAAGAGCGCGTTGCGTTCGAGGACATCCTCGAAGGCTTCAACGACGCGCTTGTGCTCTCCAAGAACGTCAGCATGTACCGCACCGACGGTACGATGATGGAGCGGACCAACAACATCATCTGGCGTCCGCAGCCGTACATCGCCCAGTCGTTCGACGGCACCGATCAGTCGCTGAACTTCACCGACTTCACCCAGCTCACCGTCCCGGCTACGCTCGGCTTCTCCAAGTCCGTCCCCTGGACGATGACCTCGCTGGAGATGCGCGACGCGCTGCAAGAGGGTCGCCTCGGCGACGCCGCCAAGCAGAAGCTCGCCTCGGACATCAACCTGGCGATCATGAACGTCGCGGCCCTGCAAGGCTCGCTGGTTGTTCGCACCTTCGCGGCTGCGGGCGACTACGACGATGTGGCGCTGTGCGACACGATCATGAACGAGCAGGGCGTCCAGCAGTTCGACCGCTACCTGGCGCTGTCCTCGCGGGACTACAACGGCATGGCCGGCAACCTGGCTGTGGCGACCCGTTCGTTCGGCAACAAGGTCTCCGATGATGCCTACCGCAAGGGCTTCGTCGGCGACGTGGCTGGGTTCATGACGTACAAGTTCGACTACGCCAACCGCATCCGTGCGGCCGGAGGCTCGGACCCCACGATCGACACCCGCGCAGCAGCCGGCAACTACTGGGTTCCGGTGGCCACCACGGTCGCGCCGACTGGTGAGTCGAGCAACGTCGACAACCGCTTCCAGACGATCACCCACTCCTCGGTGACGACGGAACTGGCTGCTGGCGATGCCATTACGATCAGCGGCGTCAACGCGGTGCATCACATCACGAAGGGCGACACGGGCGAGCTGAAGACCTTCCGGATCGTTCAGCGTCTGACCGCGACCACCTCGGTGATCACGCCTCCGATCATCTCGGCCCAGGGTGGTTCTGACGCTGAACTCCAGTACCAGAACTGCGTGGTGACGCCGGCCTCTGGTGCGACCATCGGCCGCTTGAACAACGCTGCCGCGCCGATCAACTGCTTCTGGCAGAAGGACGCTCTCGAAATCCTGCCGGGCCGCTATGCGGTTCCGACCGATGCGGGTGCCGCAGTGATGCGCGCCAGCACCGACCAGGGCATCGAGTTGGTCATGCAGAAGCAGTACGACAACAACACGATGAAGACCAAGTATCGTCTCGATACGCTGTTCGGCGTCGTGAACAAGCAGCCCGAGATGTCCGGCATCCTGATCTTCGGTCAGACGGCTCCCTCCTGATGACTACCGGGCCGGGTAACACCGGCCCGTGTCGCAACCACTTCTGAAGGAATCACATCATGTCCAATTCCATCGTTGCGTCGCAGGGCCTTGCCACTCTGACGCTGACCGCTGGCCAGAGCATCGCTCTGAACAGCCTGACCGAGACGACCGTTTTTGAGCAGGTCGGTTTTCCCAACTACCCGTCGCAGAACGATCTGGAAGCGACGTTCACCGGTTACGACGTGCTGGGGCCTTACGCCTCTGGCGCGACGCTGGTGATCGAAGCCGGCGCTGCCCCTGTGGCCTATCAGGTCGGCATCGCCCCCGTGGTCGCTGGCGTGAACTACCAGGCCACGCCGACCACGCAAAACTCAGCTGCCACGCTGACGACTGCCAAGGTCATGTCTGGCCTGATCACCACGACCCAGACCACTGGCGGCACCATTGCCGTGCTGTTGCCCAACGGCGCTGACATGGATCTGGCTGCGCAGTTCGATGTGGGCGAGTACTTCGACTGGGTGCTGGTGAACCTTTCGACCGGCTCCAACACGGTGACGATCACCAACGCCGCGTCTGGCAACAACATCAACGGCAACGCCGTCGTTGCCATCACCTCCAGCGCCCGGTTCCGCACCTACAAGACTGCGGCCGACACCTTCGCCACCTACCGCATCGCCTGACGCAAGGCAATGCAACCTGCGCGGGCGGTGGTCACGAGCTGCCGCCCGCGTTTTCACATCTGGAGCACACCATGCCACTGAAGCAAGGCTACGGCAAGAAGTCCATGAGCGAGAACATCTCCAAGGAGATGAAAGCCGGCAAGCCGCAAAAGCAAGCGGTGGCCATCGCCATGAGCACTGCCAGGAAGGCCGCCAAGGCCGCTGGGAAGCCCTCCAAGGCCCCGATGAAGCGCGGGTAAGGGGTAGGTAGCATGAAGGCCAAGCCGGGGCTCTACAGCAACATCGCAGCCAAGCGCAAGCGCATTGCCGAAGGCTCTGGCGAGAAGATGCGGAAGGTCGGCACCAAAGGCGCGCCGACTGCCAAGGCTTTCCGCGAGTCGGCCAAGACGGCCAAGAAGAGGTGACCTGTGGGATACAGCAAGCGCCAGTTCGTTGAAGCCGCATTCGCCGAGATCGGCCTGGCGTCGTATGCGTTCGACCTCCAGCCGCAGGATCTGGAGCAGGTCCTGCGCCGGCTCGATGCCATGATGGCCGAGTGGAACGCCAAGGGCATCCGCTTGGGCTACCCGCTGC